AGCGGGACCAGGGAGAGGATCGCTCGCTGGTCCGCTTCAGAAGTGAGGTTCCAGACGAGGATCAGCGTCGCCGCGTCCCGCCGCTGCGACCGCAGCGTGTCAAGCTCGCGCTGCAGATGCTCGAGCGGTTCGAGATCCCCGATCCCGACCATCTGCTTCTGCAACGGCGTCGGCCGGTACACCTCCAGCGCCTTCGTCCCCAGGCACGCGTTCTCGTCCTCCTGCATCAGCCACTTGCGATCGATGACGTGCATGACCCGCTCACCGTCGTGCCACTCGAGCACTTCATGCGGGGCATCGCCGCGCGCCACCTGCGTCGCCGTGGTGAACCCCGACGCCGCCAACCGCTCCTGCCACACCTCGTCGTACTTCACCCCGTCGGCGTTGCGAGCGACCTCCTCGTACTTCACGTTCTGCGCCGTCTCCGTCGCCCACGTCCCATCCTGAATCCGCTCCACGATCGCCCGCGTCGACAGCCAGGACCGATGAATCATCCACCCGCACGAGTTGACGTCGTGGCCGTACTCGTCCCACATCAGATCGAAGATATCTACGTCCTCGAACATCGGATCATCAAAGACGACGACCTCCTCGAGCTTCTTCCCGACGAAGAACGAGTCGCGCTTGAACGTGCGGCGCTTGACCGGCCGGCGCTTCTGCTTCTTCGTCTTCCAGAAGGTCTTGCCCGCCCCGATCCCGTAGATGTGCCCCGACCGCATCACGGCCTGGAACGCCAGGTCAATGTCGATCTGATCCTGCTGGACGTCGAGCAACTGGCGCATCGGCCGCGCGTTCGCCGCGTACTCCTGCTTCCGCGGCAGCACCAGCATCCGCGGGCGCTGCGCGATCGCACGCGGCACCATCGTCTCGATCGTCCGGAACGACAGCGGAATGTGCAGCGACGCGCCCCAGTTCTCCTTCGACTCCCGCAGGATCTCGTCCTTGTCGGCCTCCGGCGCCGCCACCCACGTATCCGCGAACTGCTTGAAGCCGCGGTACTGCCGGTAGCGGTTCATGCACCGCTCGCGGAACTCCCTGCCGATCGCGTCCTCGAACCCCGTGGCCGAGTCGACCACCATCTGCACGAGATCACGTTCTCGCGCCGGAGCGGTGTTGGAAACGGGGACTTCGACGCGACTCATCGGCTACCTCTCCGTCGGGGGAATGGAGGAGTTGTCCTCGTCCGGCAACTCCGACTTGTCGAACCCGTCGTCCGGCTCCGGCGCCGGCGCGGGCGGAACGGGATCCGGAATCACGGGTACGGGATCTGGCTTCTCCACCGCGACGGCCGGGGACGGATCGGGCACAATCGATGGCCCGCCCTCATCCGGCGGCATCGCGAGCGTCAGCCCGAAGAACTCCTCCGCCGCGGCCTGCAACGCCGCGATCTGCGACACCGCCACCTCATCCGACGTCGGCTCCGCCACCTGCGGCACCAGCTGCGTCGCCTGCTCCGGCTGCGGCTTGGCGTCCGTCCGGTCCTTCCACTCGCACACCGCCAGGATCGTCACCATCTCCCCCGGCAGGTCCGAGTTGATGCGCTCCGCGACCACCGACAGCACACCGCCGGCGCGCTGCATCATCGCCACCCCGTCAGCGACGCCCTCGATGAACGTGGTGTGCGACAGCACCGGCACCCCGAGCGTCGGGTGCATCACGTCTGGATGAATCTGCCACCTACGTACGGCCATAGCGGTTCTCCTCCTGAGTCAGCATTTCCTTGCGGATCATGCCTTCCCACGCGGACAACGGGGCGATCTAGAAACCCGCGCGCTCGTTCGGCCGCACCTCGAACCGGCCCTCCCGGCGCATCTTCTTGCCCAGGTCCAGCATGTGCTCCGCGATCTCCGGATCCCAGTTCGACTCATGCGACGGGCCCGACTGCCGCTTCGCCACCAGCGCCTGAATCTCGTCGTGGTGGACGCGCGCGCACTCACCGACGTGCCGCTCCCACACGGCGCCCTCGTTCTTGTTGAACTGCTTGCCGCACAGTTCGCAGCGGAACGCCGGCGGGCGCTCATACCCCGCGGGCACGAGGATCGTCAGCCCGCCCGACGGGGGAACGTGCCCCGGCAGGATCAGCGTCCGGCGCGCGGTGTCGCCCCGAGCCATCAGACGCGCTCCGGCCAGCGCCACGTACCCGCGCCCGGAGCCGACTCGAGCGGATCGTGCTCCGGCACGTCCCACTCCTGGTAGCAGCCCGACGCGTTCTCACCGATCATCCCGGTCGCCGGCGCGACGACGAAATCCTCCGCCGACGCGCGTTGGCCGGGGATGCCGGGGGTGAAGACCGTGAGGTGGACGTGATGGCTCCCGCTCAGGGGCGGGACGCCCTTGCTGCGGTCTTTGAGCCACGCCGAGACGCCAGCGGGCGCCAGCGACTCCTCTGTGGCCGTCACGATCGCGGGCACGTCGTAGTTGCCCGTGCGCGACCGGAAGATCACGATGCGGCCGAGTGAGGGGTGCGGGGTTATCTCCATGCGGCAAGGATGCCGCAGCGCCCGGACTAGTAGCCCGTGATCGGGTCTACCGGCCGACGCCGACGCGCGCCCTTCGCCTTCTCCGGATCACGCGGCCGGAGCTCAGACGCCACCCGCACCGCGCCCATGTACGCCATCACGAGATCGTCGTGCGTGCCCTTCTGCGCCTGGTGCTTGCCTCGATCGTCCTCCACGTACGTCGAGAACTCCCGCGCCGTCTCCACGCACCGCAGCCCATGCGTGCCCTCCTTGAACGCCTGCCCCATCGCCTGCTCCATCAGCGGCTTCGTCCGCATATCCGTCTGCCAGCCGCGCAACTCCTCGCGCTGATCGGTGCGCGAATCGTCGCCCGCGCGCCGCCGCCGGTAGACCCGCGGATAGTGGTAGTCCTTCACCAGCGTGTCGACCACGCCGATCCCCAGGCCCGTCACCTCCGGCGCCAGCCACGCCCGGTTGAAGTAGATCGCCACCAGCAGCGTCAGGATCGGGTAGTCGTGAATGTCGACCCGCGACTTGTAGGAAGCCACCTGCATCCTAGAGACGTGATCGATCACTTGGATGGCCGAGTAGTCCGGATCGTCGCGCTGCGCCGTGCCCTGCGCGATATCCGCGAACGCCACGTACTGCCCATCCGGCCGGCGCTCATCGTCAGGGCGATCCTTCTCCGTCTCCTCGTTCACCGGGTGCTCCCACACCCGCAGCGGCCACGGACCCCACAGATCCTTGTCCTCCGCCGTCATGTGCTCCTCCGGCACCCACACCGCACGCTGCGGCACCAACACCGTCCCCGCCCGCGTGCGCCGTTCCTTCACGTCCGCTGGACGCAGCACCCCCAGCACCGGCTCCGGCGCCGCCTGCGCACCCCGGATCGCGCGCGCCACAAGGATCCCCGCGAACACCGGGTTGCCGGACCCGATGAACGCCTGCTCCGGCGTCGCGGGATGCTCCTGGTGGAACACCTCGATCTTGCCCTCACACTTCTCCGAGATCGTGTTGCGCCGCCACCGCAGCTGCTCGAGCGTGACGCCGTACGCCTCCACGAGCTCGTGTTCCTCCGCGTCGCCGCCGTACTGCGAATCCCCGATCGTGTTGGCGAACCGCTCCCGCGCCTCCGCCGACGGGAACGGCAGCGAGTTGCCGGGATTGTCCTGCCACCCGTAGAACAGCGGAATGTAGAGGCCACCCGTCTCCGGATCCTCCGCGCCGTTGACCGCGCGCGTCCACCGCTCCTGAAAGTGATTGAAGCCATTGGCCGTCGACTCCAGCACCGCGATCGTCCCGACCTCATCCGGCAACGCGTTCAGCGCCCCCGTCAGGATCGTCGGATCCTCCCACCACGCCACCTCCGACCCGTGGAACATCGACGGGGTGTAGCCACGCCCGACCGCCGCGGCACCAGCCGTCATCGTCTCGTAGATCGATTTCTCCGACGCCCGCATCTTGTGCCCGAACTCGAAGAACCGGACGCCGGCGCGCGTCGCGCCCTTGCCGATCAGGTCCGGCTTGATCGAGAACGGCAGATCAGTCGGCAACCGATCGAACATCAGCGACACCATGTCTGCCAGGACACCGCTCGTCTTGCGATCCTGTGCCATCGCAAGCGCCACCTGGAACGGCATCTGCGTCAGCCGCTGCACGAACTTCGCCTGCACCCACGTCGAGAACCCGAGCTTCCGCGCCTTCAAGATCAGCGCCCGCATCGGCATCCCCGCCGCGTGCTGCGCCTCGAGCTTCTGATCGAAATCCAACTGCCACGGCCGCGCGACCAGCTTCACCGGCTGCTTGCGCTCGTTCAGCACCCACGCACAATGCTCCGCCCAGTACGGCGTATCCGCCAGAAGACGCCGGCGGATCTCCTTCTCCATCTCAGCGGACACCCGTGGCATAGCCGCGACTCTACGGGTCCAGAACGACGGAGCGCGCCCCATCCCCCACCCGAGACGGGGGGGACAGAGCGCGCTCAACGCCGGGATGCCGCCGCAGTCAGAGTAGCCGCGGCCCCCGACGAACTAGCCGGGCCCGATCAGCAGGAACGGCATCGCCCGCGCCGACGTGTCCGTGGTCGACGTGACCTCCGTGCCGGCCGCGACGTACTGGATCAGCTTGCCGCCCGAGATCTCGCCCGTGAACCCGGCCGTCATGCCGATCTCCACGAAATCGATCTTCGACGGACCGGGGTACCCGAGCGCCGTGGTGAAGTCCACGGTGTCGCCACCCGTCGCGTACGACGCGTTGCCGTTGATGACGCCCAGGTACAGCGCCTTCGTCCCGCCGATCTTCACCTTCTGATTGATCTTCACCGTCGCTGCAGCCATGACCTACTCCTTCCCCGCCTTCGCGGGCCGTTTCCCCCCCGCCGGACGGCGAGCGGTCGTCTTCGGAGCCGCGGGCTTCGCGGCCGACGTCTTGGCAGCGGGCTTCTTGGCAGCCGCCGAGTCAGCCACCCCCGCCTTCTTCTTCGCACGCGACGGACGCTTCCGCTTCGCCACCGGCACCTCCACCGGCACCTCATCCCGCAGCGGCACGTACTCACCCGCCACCACCTGCCCATCCGCGTGCTTCACCACCGCCGGCGCAACCGGAGCCTGCGACAGCACACCATCCGCCGTCGAACACCGCACCGACTCCGGACGACCACCCACGTACCCGAACGCAATGTACCGAGCACCCACCACCACCCGCTTCCCAGTGAACACGACCGAACCCACCTCATCGGCCCGCCGCGTCTCCACAAGCTCGCCACCCTCATGCCGCTGCACCCGCTCATCCGCGACCAGCCACAGCGAAACGTGCCCGCCCGGCTCAAACCGACCCGCCACCGCCACCGACTCCGCGCTCATCACGCCCGCCCTCTCAAGATCGCCCGACGCTCCATGCGCCACAGGCTCGCAACCCCGCCGGACACCACCCAGAACCGCCACCTCCCGGCCACCCACCCCCACCAGCACCACACCCCCCACCGGAACCCCACAAGAGGAGAGGAGGAGCACCACCAACACCCACACAAGCCGGAGTCCCATATGCGCTAGGTACCATCGCGGCCGTGCAGGGGGTGGCGGGGGGTCCGAATCCCGCTCCACCACTGCGATTGCGCCGCGCCCGGCCGCGAGGCGACAGACTGACGCCAGAACGTCGCCTCATCCCCGCCAGGGCCGCACCACTACTGCCATCCGCACGTCTAGACGCACCCCGATCACGCCGCCCCTGCCACCTCGAGACGCCACCTCCGCCCCGTCTAGACGCTGGACGCTTCGCCGCTGATCGCCGCCAAAGCTCCACGCACGCTCAAGCCGGGCGCGTCCCCCGTTCCCGCTGCTTCCGGGTCTGTGGTGTGTGGCGTGCTGTGTGCGTCTCCTGCGTCTCTCTGTCCCTCTAGACGTTTCTTTGCTTCTGTTGGGTGGTCTGTCGCGGTCATCCCTGCTGCGAGATCGCCTAGCGTGCTGCTATCCGGTCCTGCCGGCTCCGCATCCGCTGCGTGCTTCTCTCCTGGCCGGGCTCCTGGCCGCGGATTCGCGGGCGCGCTCCGGTCCGGTATGCGTCGGATCTCTTGCGCCGCCTTCGCTAGCCGCCGGATTGCTTCACCATCCGCGGGTTTCCCGGCCTTCTGGCCGCGCTCGAGCGCCGCTAGTTCATGCTCCGCTATCCCCAGGAGCCGGCGCCGGATAGCTTCTATGGCGTCTAGTGGATCTCCCGCGGCCAATGTTCCCGCTGCTTTGCCGGCGCGCCGGTTGCGATCCTTCCGCGCTAGGTCGCGGACGCTGCTCTCTGAGATCTCGAACGCGTCTAGACGTTCCCCGTCTAGCTCGAGATCCCCGGCCGCTGCAGCTGCAACTACGCGCGACGCCGGCCGTATCCCCCGGACGTTCCATGCGTGCGCGACCGCATCGCGTTGCCTATCGGTGTACTTCGCAACCCATAGCGTCATATGGCGGGATTGTGACCGCGCGCGTGGTCGAATCGTGGCGGAGGGTTGCACGCGACGCGTCTAGCCGCTACGGTGCGTAGCGGCGCACGCAATCCCGCGGGCGCCATCCGGAGGGTTCACCAATGACGAACGATCAGAAGTGCGAAGACGTCATCCCCGCGCGTCTCGCATCACGACTGGAAAGCATCCGCACGCTGCAGCGGCTCGCGGACGCATACGACGACGACACCGCACGCGCGGCGCTCGCCGCACCTGGCGGAATGGATTGGCTCGCGGAGACGGGCGAAGACTGGAACGCCGGCGACCACGACGCCATCAGTGATTCCGCGCGCGAGACGCTGCAGGAGTACCCGCTCGCGGTGTCGTCGCGCGTGGTGTTCCGTATCGATCTCTCCACGGGCGGGCCCGGCGATTGGCTCGAGGTGTTCTGCGACGTCGAGCGCCACGAACACT